CGGATGATCCTCCGTCTGAAGCGGCGTTAGCCCAACCACTAAAACTAAGAATATCGCCAACTTTTATCCCGCTTACGTCAGTTAGAGGAACAATAATAGTTGTCGAAGCTCCTGCGCCCAGTGCAGGTATTGTTTGTTTAATAGTTGTTCCGTTTAAAGTTACTTCTTGATCGCTTGTCGTTAGCGTCACTGGGATAGCGACCACATCTACATTTGCCCCTAGATCAGTGCCGCCTGTCTTAACTTGTTGGACTGATGATATATCTATATCTGTAGTGGATAAAAATGCTTCACCATTTAAAACAAATCTTTCTGTCTTAGCTCCAGCGGCAACTGTAAAATCAACTTCTATAAATGTATCACTAACTCCTGTAGGTAGCCCCAGAGAAGGAAAAACAGGAAGAACAACGAGCCCATATC